CGAACGGCATCGACCGACTTATGAGCGATGAATATAAAAGCTGCATTAAACCGTTGGAAGCGTCGCCAGTTTAATTATGGCGATGCCGATTGTTTTATGTTTGCTTGTTTCATAATCAAAGAGATGACTGGCAAGGATTACGGGTCTCAGTATGAGTATGGATCTGAAAAAGAAGCTTATGAAACGGTTGAGAGGGTTGGCGGCATTCAAAAGTTATCTGACGCATTGAACAATGTTTTTGAGAATCCCACGTTAGACCTTAAAGATGGCGACCCTTGCGTGGTAGATGTGCCGATGATTGGCGAAATAACAGGCGTAAAAATGGACGATTTTGTGATTTGTATAACAGCTAAAGGTATGTCAAAAATCCCGACCCGTTATTTAATTGCTGGGTGGAGCCTATAAAATGCCACCAGTAGTTATATTTGCAGCTTCAGTTTTAGGCGGGGTAGTAGGCGCTCTCGGCGCTATTGGTACTGCGGTAACCTTTGGCCTTGCCGGTTATGGGACGTTATCTACGGTTGTCGGTCTAGCTACTGTTCTTGGTGCTACAGCGGCAATAAAAGGGCTTGTGCCTGAAATCCCGCAAATGGATAGCGACCAAGCTAGGCAGTCAACGGTAAAGGGAACGGTAGAGCCTCAAAAGCTAATCTATGGCGAGGCATTAGTGTCTGGGCCTATATTTTTTGTCGGGTTGGCTGGGACTGAAAACCGAGAACTGTATCATTCTATTGCTTTGACTGGGCATGAAGTCGAAGACATTATCGAGATACATTTCGATAACGAGGTAATAACAGATAACTTAATTGATTCCCAAGGCAGAGTTACTTCAGGCACTTTCGCGCCTATTGATGGCGACTATATATGCAACATAAATAGATTGTATGGAACCGCTACGCAAGGCGCTGATTCCTTACTGCAAAGTGCATTTCCAAGCAAGTGGACTACTGCCCACAAGTCCCCCGGAATATCTTGCATTACAACCCAGTGGGTTTTGACAGATGGCTCCCAAGAGTTGTGGGATAGGCTAAAGCCTCAAAACATCAAGGCTAGGGTTAAGGGCAAGAAAGACATATACGATCCGCGCTTAGATACAGCGGCGGGAGCTAACCCTTCATCAGCAACATACCAACAATACACCACGAACCCTGCTTTATGCGTTGCTAACTATTTGACGGACACTAAGTTTGGACTTAGCGTGCCAGTGAGCAAGATTGACTGGGAAGCGGTAGAGGTCGCGGCAAACGCTTGCGATGTACTGGTTGACATTCCCAACAGCCAGACACAGAAAAGATTTACAGCTAACGGTGTTTTGTACGGAAGTGACAGTCACAAAGCAAACATAGATAAGCTGCTAAGTTCTATGAATGGGACGCTGATATATAGCAATGGTGTTTACAAAATCAACGCAGGGATTTACCAAGCCCCTACTGAAAACTTAACAGAAGATGATCTCGCCTCCTCAATTTCAGTTAAGACTTCAGTTGAAAGAGGGGAGCGGTTTAACACTATTCGCCCTATATTTGCTGACCCAACTCAAAACTACAAAAACGTTGAAGCGCCTGAAGTGCAACTTACAAGTGCAGTCTCTAGGGATAACAATGAAGTCTTGATTCGTGACGTTGACTTGCCTTTTACCAATAACAGCTTTATGGCTCAAAGGTTGGCTCACAAGCAGATTCAACTATCCGACCAACAAAAGGTAATCACGTTCCCTTGCAACTTGTCTGGGCTACGTATTGACGTTGGAGATAGGGTTACTGTTACTGTCTCAGACTTGAACTATAGCAACAAGGTTTTCCGCTGCGCGGCGTGGTCATTCTCAGATACGCAGGACGGTGTTGTTAACCTAACATTGCTGGAAGATGACGCAGGTTCATACGCAGATCCATCAGTCGGGGAATATAGCACTCGCTCCCCTGCTGGCGTAATTAGCGCCGGATTCCGTGGTGTACCAGACCCACAGAACCTTAGCGCAACTGCTGGCCTAAAAAACATTGAGTTGAACTGGACTAACCCAGTAAATACCAGCAAATTCAAAGAGATAGTGATCTATGCTTCACCAGATTCTGCGTGGACAAATGCTGTAGAGATAGGGCGCACGCTAGGCACTCAGTTCTTCCATGATGCGTCAAACGGTGCTGACCCTATAGCNNTCGTTTGTTGAGTCAGATAGAAACCCAGATAATGACGTTTCAACTATCTCTGCAACCGTAGGGCCAAACAACCCTGATTATTCAGACATTGTAGACAATACCCCTGCACAGGCTGCGCCTACCGCTCTGACACTTACCGAAACGACTGCTCTGGGCAATGACGGCTCAGTATTGCCAGCCGTGCTGGTCAGTTGGACTGCGCCCACCCCCAATACTTACGTTTCATTCTATGAGTTAGAGTTTAAGCGCACCAGTGTTGGTGAAATAGACTACGGCTCAATTGCCAGTGCTTACACTTCAACAATTGACTATGGCTCTGTTGCTGATGGCACAACCACAGAATTAAACTATGGTTCAGTGAGCGAAGACGTTGTTGGTGGTGATGCCGTGTTCTCCAACATAGCGGTCTATGGCACGAACACAACTATTGCCGGGTTGGTTGAACTGCAAGAATATACGTTCAGAGTCAAAGCGGTAACGCTTACAGGAAAGACCAGTGGCACCATATCAAATACGCTGACTCTACAGGGCGACAACACCCCTCCCTCGTTACCTTCTACGGTTACAGCCACAGGCGGCATTCAGCAAATCACATTGAACTGGGAAAACCCCAGTGACAGTGACTTTGCCTATGTAGAGATATTTGAGAACACCACGAACAATCAGGCAGGGTCTACGCTAGTCGTTCAAACTCCAAGCGATAACCACACGATTGCAGGGCTAGGTAATTCTGTCACCAGATACTATTGGCTGCGGTGTGTGGATAGGTCGGGCAACATTTCTAGCTTCACGGCTGGGTTTAACGCTACCACTCAGAAGATTGGTTTAGATGACTTCACTCAGGCTGTAATCGACCAGTTTGAGGCAGGTGATGCGTTTGGTATTGCTCCGGTAAATTCTATTGCAGCTTTAGGTACTGGCGACCATGTTGGGCAGATTAAGTTCCTGACCACTACTAGCACGCTTTATGTGTGGACGGGTTCAGCGTGGACAACCGACCTATACACAGCAAGTAACGTAGATCCCGGTTCTATTACTGCGGCTTCATTCGCTGCTGGCATAGAGCCTATTTCAGCGGTTACAACCCTACCATCGCCTGTAGGTTACACTGGCCCTAAGACTGTTTTCCAAACGTCAGATGCCAAACTCTACCGATATGATTCGACGGTGCCAGAGTTCACTACGTTAGTTAAGACCACAGACCTAAGCGGTACGTTAGGCGATAACTTATTCAGTGACACGCTTAGACCTGTTGAGCGCGTAACCACACTCCCTACCACAAACTTAGTAACTGGTCGCATTGTGATGCTGACCACTGACTCTAAGATCTATCGGTATAACGGCACAAGCTGGACATCTTCAATTGCTGCGGCTGATTTAAGCGACCAACTGAATCTAGCAACTCAAGCAGCCGGTTTACTGCCAGAAGCTAACGCTTCATCTGGCTTAAAGAATGCCAATGTGACGATGAACGCTGACGGCACCTTAAGTGGGGCTGGTTCCGGTCAAGCTACTTTAGGCGGGTTGGGTGCGGGGGCGGTTGCAAGCCTAAACACAATCACCGAAACCTACATTGGCTCTAATGCGATAACGGCAGGAAAGATTGCAAGCAACGCGATAACCGCAAACAAGATTCTGGCGGGGGCGGTCACTGCCGCAAAGATTGACGCTTTAGCCGTCACTGCTGAAAAAATTTCCGCAGGGGCCATAACTGCCGACAAGATTGGCGTAAACGCGGTAACTGCTGACAAAATAACAAGTGGGGCAATTAGCACAGACAAACTCGCCGCTAACTCTGTTAATGCCGATAAAATCGCAGCTAATTCAGTCGCAGCGTCAGAAATTGTGGCGGGAAGTATTACCAGTTCAGAACTAAACACTTCTCAGGTTTTTTCTGATTCTGCTGTAGTTGGTCAGATTCAAGCATCAGCTATTACCACGGCGGCAATTACAGCAAAGGTTGCAAACGTAGAGTTTATTCAGTCAAACAACATTGCTGCCAATGCAATTACAGCCGGTAAACTAGCCGCGTCCAATGTGGTTACTGCCTCAGCGCAGATCAGTGATGGCATAATCACAAACGCCAAGATCGGCAGCGTGATTCAGTCTAGCAACTATTCTGCTGGCTCTGCTGGCTGGATAATAAACAAAAACGGCAGCGCAGAATTTAACGGCGTGGTTGTTAGTCGTGACTTGATTGTGGCTACTGGAAGCCAAACGCTATCTGACAGAAGCGGACTGTTCAACAATGATATCACCACCCTCGAAACTATTTACATCGAGGGGGTGTATCCTGCTGGATTCACAGCGTGGGGCGGCGCTAACTCCACTCTCTTATGTAACGTAGAAATAACTGGCAGTTGGTTTACTAATGTCGGTTCTGAAAGCACCGCAATGATCGGGCCGGTTGCTACAGTTATGCCCTTGACTAAGTTCTCAGGCACCCAAGGCTTTACATTGAAAATCGAAATAGTGGGCCGAAAGGTTGCTGGCTGGGGCAGCCCTAGTGATTTTGGTATAGCGTGGAAACTTTACAAGGTAACCTGATGACACTGATTGATGGCTACGAAAATGACAGTGGTGTATTTTTGAGATATACCGAAACGCAAGGTGACCAAGTGGTCATGGACATAAAACACTACTCGCCAGACGCTGAAGACTTCGCGTGGGCATTAGAACAGTTAAGAAACATAGAGGCATAGCATGGCTACTCAACTACAAGTAAGACGCGGCACAACTGCCCAGATGAATGCCTTCACAGGCGCAGAGGGTGAGTTAGCTGTTAACACTTCAACCGATACAGTACACGTCCACGATGGGTCTACTGCTGGCGGTTTTGCATTGGCTAAGGCTGATGGGTCGAACATCGGAACCTATGCTGGGTCGTTTACTACGCTGGCGGCGAGTGGTGCGGTCACATTGTCTAGCACTCTAGCAGTTAGTGGCAACCTGTTGGTGGGCACTACTAGTGCTTACGGCACAAATGTCCTAAGTGTAAATGGCGGTATTGCTATTGACGGACGTAATGCCTCAACTCCGGGATTGTGTGAGAAGAGCGACCCTAACACGGGTATCTTCTGGCCTGCTACTGCATACTCTTGCTGTTACCACTGCTGGCACAGAACGAATGCGCATTGACAGCTCAGGCAACGTGGGTATTGGTGTTTCGCCTGCTACGCCACTAGA